AATTGCTTTGTAAGTTTTTTCTGTTGCTCGTACGCTTACTGGCAAATTGTCTAATTCAAACGTGCTTTCGCTGACCAGGCTCACATTGGTCCTGGCAAAAATGCTGCGATCATAGTGAAAAGAGTTGGGAATATGCACACTGTCTCCGCTGACCACTGCAAGCATGTGGTCAGGGCTGCGTTGCAAGTTTACAAAATTTTCCCATTGTTGATCAGTGGCTGACGGAATCAAGTCGCGTACTTTTTTTTGTAGGGCTGTAGGCAAAAACAACGACCAAGTCAGTTTGTGTAATTGTTCTCGTTCGTAAAATTTGTACAATAGTGGTGCCCGGTGTGGCCTGTCTGGTTTGGCAATCAAGAACAAAATGCCTTGGCCTTTAGTAGGCATTGGCGTGGCAGCGTTGAATATTGTTTTTAACAACATAAAATCAAGATAGTGAACATCTATCTCTGGCATGTGTTCTTCTGCATACTGAGTGTAGTGATTAAAGAACACACAGAATTGCATCCCAAGATTGTGTATATATTTTTGTAATTCAAGTGTTTGAGCATATTGTGCCGACGGATTACAATCTTCTTCTCTGCATCCCAGTACCAATACATCTTGACTGTGTTTGGCCACATTTTCAAGGCTGTGTAACAAATTTTGATATGAATCAGGATTGAACTTTCCCCCAAAATCAAAAGTGACCACTTGCGTCATAATACCTTATTTTATCTGCTGAACTTTGAGGTATTTAAGAGTATTTTGTAACATGCCAATTTGTCTACGGCAATCTTCAAGCGCATGGTGTGTGGTAGGCGGAATAGGCTGATCAGGCCACAGTGAAAACACTGTGCGACTATCTCTTACCATGTAGTACTTCCAAGGCAACGGTTTATTGTAGCTCTTGTAGGCATGTTCAAGAATATTCATGTCATAGGTTGGGCCTTGAGCCCATATTCTTGTGCTGTGCCAATGGAATGCGTCCATTTTCAGCAAATGCTTCTTCACGCACCACAGCAGGTTGCGAGGCCCACCAGTCAATGGTACCCTGTTCAATGCTGCGATTTTCCTGACTTTCCAGTGTGATTCTGGCATAGAATGACTGTTCATAATATCCTGACCCAACTGGATCAAAGGCCTGAGCAGCAATGGTAAGGATAGTGGTTTCTGGGCCTGTGCCCAGGCCTTCAAGATCAATCATGAGGTCCATAATCACAGTATAACACAACTACTGTTGCAGGTCAATGTTCATGGCCAATCTAAACCATTCTATCATGGCATTTCTAGTGGGGTGTAACTGATCAGTTTCCAGTTTGCCTGACATTTTGGCCCACTCATAAGGTGCTTCAAAGCGACAAAACTTTTTCCAATTTATCATGTTGTACAAAGGTGAGCTGGTATCCATGCAGCCAAAACTGTGTTCTTGTTCGTGATTGAAAGTGTTTCTTTGAGTGTCGTAGATAAACGCCATTTGATAACTTTGATCACGACTGTCCAACACTGCCTGCGTTGAAATTATGCTCAACAATGAAAGATCTGTGAGATAACGACTGTTGGCCGCTGCTCCTAGATACTGTGTTTGAAAAAACTTTTTTATTGATTTTGGTGTATGAGAATTTTGCGTGCCAGTGCCCAAGATGCCGCCTGAGTGGTACCAGGCCATGCTGCCCACTGAGCAGTAGGCAGTCCATTGATCTTTGGTATTGGGCGGATAAGTTTTGTGTAGATCACAGCTAATGGGAAAATCAACACGGTTGATGCCTGACCACAACACAATTACATGGTCATATTGATGTTCACTGAGTTGATATATGGTTCTTGCTGCTATGGCTTGATTGCCTGAGCCAGAGCTGGCCAACACATGATATTTTTTTGCATCAATGGCCAGGTCAGTGTCTGGCATACGATAGGTCAGTCTGGCCAAAAAACTGCACCCTACCAGCAGAGTTGCAGGCATGACTGTATCAACCAATGACCCAGGTCAAGGGCTGGCTGGCATCAACATACATCTTGAGTTGATCAATGAGGTCTGCTATGGCTTCTTTGGCTTCGGCTTTCATGGCAGTGCCGTTGAGTGTGCCGCCGCCCTGTGGACCTGCTATCTGTCCAAATTTTTCACGGGCCTCGCCAATGATCATCTTGCAGTTGGCCACCATGTAATCACGAATCCACTGTGAAATTTGATGATCACTGAGTAAATTTATTTCTGGTTTGAGATTGTATGTCCACAACAACACTGCTTCGCCTGTGGCTTTGGGATCTCTGATCAGCTGTAATTTTTTGGTCACAGGATTGAATGTGTAGTTCATGTAACCGCCAAACATTCTGGCTGCCAACTCCACATACTGCGAATAAAAATCATAGGTGGCCAGACCGCCAGCCACGTTGAAATTCATTAGGTAAACATTGAGACTGGCCTGACTAAACGGATCAAAGTTTGATGCATAAGGACCAGTAGCATCGCCAAATGTTCTACGAAAAACTTGTCTTACACTGCTGACTTCTTGAGGTAACTGATAGATATTTTCGTCTTTGACCAAGTACATGAAGCTGTAGCTTTCTTCATAGGCATTGTTGGCCCGCTGACGATAGGTACCAATGGTCTTTTGATAGGCTGCTTCGTAGTGCTCAGGATCCAGTTCAAGATCAATGATTTGACTGGCCAGCTGAAGCTGAACATATTCAATGAGATTTTGCTTTAATGTAGACAGACTGTCTTGCTGCTGCTCGGCCATATAGGGACTCCTGGTCCCTGTATTTATTGTTTGTTCTCTATCCAGCTTTGCAGTCGGTCAGCAATCAGTTGGTGGCCGAGCTGATTGGGATGGCAGTTATTTGGGCGGATGTAGGGATTATTTTCAGCGTCTTTGATATAATCGTCGATGTAGTTGGTTGCCCCAAACCAATCAGCTGCGGTTTCTTTGCCCTGCGCCCAAATTTTATCTACATTTACACAAGGTAACCATGTTGGATAGTGATTCCAGCCTGAAAAATAATAGTCAGAAATATTATATCGAGCACACCATGTTTGCAATGCACAGATGGCCAAGCTGTTTCTTAACACTGTGATTTCATCTTGGTGAAAGTGCAACCATGTGTGCATGAACACTTCTTTGGCTTCTTGATCCCAGTGAGATCGTTGATGTCCGTTGACGTTGAAATCTGCGCCATGTGGCCAGTATGCAGTGCGGTGGGGGTTGGTCAAAAACCCAATCACGGTGGTTTGATGATACGGGCGATGGTACTGATCAAAATATGACTGCAACTGTTGAACCATGTGTTCGTTGCTGGCTCCAGATTTGCCAAAGTTGTAAAACACATCAAAGTTCATCTGGGTCCGCAACAATTTGCCATAGGGCAACTCATCGCGGGCGAGTTCAGCGCCTTGTGTCCAGCTGTCACCTAGGGTCAATAACACTTTCATTATATGAGGGCAATCTATATTTTGAGGCTGTGGATATTTACCAACTCTTAAGAATGACCAGCGTATCTGTACCACGGCCATTCCAGGCAGTTTCTGTGGCCTTGATGTCTTTGAAAGCTTTGCGAGCTGCTGGCTTGCCTGCGGCAGTGATGGTTTTCAGTTGCTCTGCAGGCTTGCGCAGAGTTTTCTGCACAGTTTCCACAGTGGAGAAACCAATCACAGTGTTGTTCTTCACAGTGAATGCCTGCGCATGGCTGTCGGCCACCAAGTGTATGAGTTTGCGTTTTTTGGTGTCGTAGAGCCAGGCTTCGCTCTTGTCTACCAACTGAGCTGCTGGCAAGCTACGGAGTTTGAGATCAGCAAACTCAGTTTGAATTTTGAACTTGGCTGCACGTTTTTCTGGCGTGACAGGTTTGACCTTGCGAGGCTTGCGTTCTACTTTCTTGATCTGCACATAGGCACCGCAGTCAGTGATCACTAACTCGCAGAACTTCACACAGTTCTTGAGCTGTGTTTTGGTCAGATGACTGTAGCCCTGTGTTATTTGCGCATCTTCGCCGGCCACTGCCTGTTCAAACTCAGTCAAACGACGAGTCCAGTGATCTCGAATCATGCTGGTCAGCTGCGGAGCAATGTTCATGCTGCGCATGAGGCTCACAGGTTTGTAATCGGCTGTGAGCTTGGCACCTGACGCAATGAATTCGTCAAACATGCCTTCCATTTCGCCCAGGCACTCCGACACTTTTTCACGCAGTCGATCCTGGATGGTTATTTTGGCAGGTTCGTCTTTTTCAGGCACAGCTTCTACTTTGACTTGTTCTTTCACAGCCAGTGTTTCTGCAATCATGTTGTCGAGCTTGATTTGCTCATGCTCATCCAACTGCAAGCCCATGTCTGCCATGCGACACAGCCAGCCTGGTGTGAGTCGAATTTGACTGTCAGGTGTGGCACGGATTTTGCGAGCATCTCGAACACGTTCGCGGCGATCAAGATAGCCAGCAATAAAATCCTTGGCTTCTTTTTTGCCGTAGAAGTAGCCATACCAATTGAATGCCCTTGTAAGCACAGCAAATCGGTTGTCTGTGGGCTGTTCGCGCCATAGCGGCTCGTCGCCTACATACTTGGTGTCAGGGCTACGAGGATTCAAGGGTTTGATAACAGCAGTCTTCATTGGGGCTCCTTTGACTGTAATTATAACAGCATCCAAAATATTGGTCAACCTGCCCATAAATACTGTATCATGCCACGCCTAAGCCTCTACCGCCCAAATCGCACACGAGATTACCAGTTTTTGGACCGCACCATATCAGAAATGTATACTGTGGGCGGCTTGGATATCCTGGTGCACAAATACATGGGGCCGCAAACTGGGGGCGAAGATTCGGCCTTTTCGGGCAATGCTGATGCCACACAGCCAGTTTATGAAGATCAAAGTGTGTTGAACATTCAGGACTTGCTGTTGCTGGAAAATCGCGATCGAGTGTATGATCCTGATATCTATGTCATGCGAGGCGTATATAATACTCAAGACATTGACTTTGATCTCACACAATTTGGTTTGTTTTTAAACAATGATACTTTGTTCATAACTTTCCATTACAATGACATGATCGACACATTTGGACGCAAGCTCATGAATGGCGATGTGTTGGAAATACCCAACCTCAAAGACTATAATCCGTTGAATCCAGCCATTCCCAAAGCTTTTCCCAAATACTATGTGATTCAAGACGCTGCTTTTGCATCTGAAGGATTTAGCCAAACTTGGTTGCCACACCTATGGCGTGTAAAAGCCACACCACTGAACGACCAGCAAGAATACAAATCTATCACAGACAAACCTTTTGTGGCTGAATACATCTGGGACCCGGGAGATTTTTACCCCATGGGTGCCATTGTGAACTACGGTGATGTTTATTATCAAGCTCAAAAAAACACACCAGCTGGCACAGAAATAACCAATACTGAATTCTGGGCTCCTTATACTCCAGCCACTATCAGTGATGTGCAAGGCACCAGAGTCAAAGACACACAACTCAATGATGCCATACTTACACAGGCCGATGTCGAAGTGCCACTGAGTGGGTATGACGTCTCCAAATTTTACATTGTGCCAACACAGGATGATCAACCAGGCAATCCTGACAGCATCACAGCCGATGAAACACTCACAGTGGATGGCACTCAAGGTGGCATGAATGTCACGCCCAAAAGTTTTGGCTACACCATGGGTTATCTCACTGGCAGTGATATGGCACCCAATGGTTTGCCAGTTACACCCGGAGTGAGTTTTCCAACCAATCCAGTGAGTGGAGATTATGCTTTGAGATTGGATTACCAGCCCAACCGACTGTTTAGATATGACGGTCGTAGATGGGTAAAAATTGAAGAAAATGTGCGTACCAACTTGAACAATGGTTCGACCAACAATACTTTGCGTTCAACCTTTGTAAACAATACATACACAGTGCCGACCACTGACATGGGCAACATTCCCAGCAGACAAAGTCTGAGTGAAATTCTCAAACCCAG